AAGTAGTTCATACACTTCAACTGGTTCGTTTGGTGCGGGTTATATTGATAATAGATTACATATCGGAGCGATGACTGCTGGTGAGTTATTTGGAATTAAAGGTGGTGTTGATAATGATTGGGCAGCTAGAATTGAAAACACCACTGATGGTGGTTATGGGGCTTTGGTTAAAGTCGGTGGTACAGGAGCTGACGATTTGGTATTTCAAGCAAGAGCAAACTCCACAAATATTTTAACAATTAAAGGCGACAGTAAAGTCGGCATCGGGACAACGGAGCCTGTTTCAGTCATTAATATTGTGGGAGCAGATTCTACTGAATCAGGAACTGCAAGGGTTCAATTAACGATACAAGATGACGCTGCATATAATTCAGCTCAATATTCAGGTATTGCTTTTTCTCAAAAATGGCATTCCGATGGTAGGGATACACCTACATCTGCAATCGTTGGAAGCAGAGATTCAACATCTGATGGACAGTATGGGGGATATTTAACTTTCCATACAAGAACCCAAGGCGAAAATGTAGAAGAACGTATGCGCATCGACTCATCAGGCAATGTCGGCATCGGGACAACGAGTCCTACAAGTGATTTTGGATATACACCATTATTACATTTAAAGAAAGATGGTGATATTGCATTTGTATTAGACAATGCTACTGAAAAATTTGAATTCACTATGAATAATGATGCCGATTATTTAAGACTTGGTGCTGGTTCGGAAAATAGTATTTTAAGTATAGAAAATAGTGGAGAAATATATTGTGGAATAAGACAGTTGACTCTATCTAAGAACACTTCTCACAGATTTAATGTTCAAGCACCAGCAAATACTGGTGGCTGGGTAAGCACATTTGCGAATAATAGTTATCCTACTTTTCAGACATATCGTACTAATAATACAAGTATTGGTAGTTATACGGCTACGGATGATAACGACATAATCGGAGCCATAAATTTTCATGGTTCGAGTGCTTCTGCACACACATTAGGTGCAGCAATCGATATAAGACAATCTGGTAGTGCAAGCACCAATACACCAACAAGAATGGATTTCTATGTATCGAATGGTGCTAATATTTCTAATCCTTTATTGTCGTTAGATGGTGTGCACCAAAGAATGGGTATCGGGACAAAGACTCCAGACACTGCATTAGAAATTGTTGGTGCTCATATTAGTAGTTTAGGGTTACTTCATATTGATAGTACTGACCACGCATATCTGAATCTTGATGCTCATAGTAATTCTCACGACTCTGGAATATATTTTTCAGAAAATGGTACACAACAACATTTAATTGGGTATGATGCTTCAGAAGATTATTTTGTTCATAAAAACGCAAGTAATACTGTTCTTATGGTTGTTTCAAGTTCGGGTTGGGTTGGAATAGGAACTAGTGCAGCAAATGGAGGTGAAATCTTTACTGTTCAAAATTCTGCTACTAGAGCTCAAGTAAGATTTGGTGGGGATAATGATGCAGGCGGTCGTATAGGTTTTGATTATAATGGTGATTCATCTTATATAGATGTTTACGGTGGACATGGTAGTACAGCTAGATATAGAGATTTTGAAATTGATGCACGAAAACTTAAACTTTTTTCAAGAGAAAATGATGATGTAATACTTGGTCAAGGTGGTAATGAACATATGGCTGTCAGAGGTTCAGGTAAAGTTCATATTAGTTCATCAGCTGCTATAGTTGGAAGTTCAACAGCATCACTTCATGTTGAAGGTAGTGGTTCAGAAGTTGTTGCAGTAGATGGAACAAATGGTAGATTATTTAGTGTTACAGATGAAATTTCAGGTAGTATATTTAGTGCAAATACAGTTGCTGGTATTCCTGTTATTGAAGCGACATCTGCTTATGAAGTTAAGTTAGACCCATTTGGAAATGGACAACTACTTTTTGGTAATTGTGCAGCTACTGCGGATAAACACTTTAATTTCCATGCTGATGTAAATGGTGTAATAATGGATATAGTGAATCCAAACACTGGAAATCCTAAAATATTAGATATGAGTTTTAGTGGTGAAGCTCCTGATGATAACACAAGTTATTATTTACGAGGAACTGATACTAGTGCAGATAGGGTAGTAATTTGGGCAGATGGAGATGTTAATAATGCCGATAATGCTTATGGTTCTATATCAGACGTAAGAATTAAACAGGGTATACGAGATGCTAATTCACAATGGAATGATATTAAAGCAGTTAAGGTTCGCAACTTTAAAAAGAATGAAGATGTAGAACAATATGGTGATAATGCTTGGGAACAAATAGGAGTTATTGCTCAAGAACTTGAAGCCTCTGGAATGGATAAACTTATAAAAGAACATCCAGCAAGTAAAAATGAAGCCACTAGTGGTGATGGAAGTTTTAAAGAAGGTGATATGATAAAATCAGTTTCGTATAGTGTTTTATATATGAAAGCAATTAAGGCACTACAAGAAGCTATGACAAGAATTGAAACATTAGAAACCCAAATGACACAAGTAAGTGGGAGTTCTTAAAAATGAATTTATATAATGAGTTATAGATATGGCTTTTTTTCATAACCCAAAAATTCCACAAGTAGATAAGTTAGAATGTCACTTTGATCCAGCTGATCAAATATCATATCCAGCAGGTGGAACTGTTATGTATGATTTGAGTCATAGAAAGAATAATCATAACTTACACAGTTGGAATGTTGTATCTGGTAGTCATATGTTATTATCTGGTAGTAGTACTCCCATATTTAGTAGTACTCTAACTGGAGACGCGGGTACATCAGCTGCAGATGCATCTAAGGCTAATTTTGTTAACCACGCATCATCAGCTAGTTTTTCATTTTGGATTCAGAAAAGGTCTGGTTCTCAACATTCAAATGATTTATATTCAGCAGATAGAGATGATTCTAATGGTGTTAGAATAACAGTAGATAATGATGATAAGTTATATTTTAACACTAATGGTCAATCTGATCAGTTAGCAACTACTACTAATACAATATCTAATTTTAATTGGTATAATGTTATTTGTACGATGGATTCTAAGAGAAAAGAAATATATATAAACGGAGTTTTAAATACATCTACAGGTTCAGCATCTACTGCAGGTCATGATGGTCCAAACATTTTTTATAATAGAAATGAAAATTTTGGGAGTTTATATGGTCCTAATGCAGCTTATTCTTTTAGAGGTTATATGGGACCAATTTCAATTTGGCGTACAAGATTAACTTCAGCAGAAGTAACACAACACTTTAACACTTTTCGTAGTAGATATGGATTATAGATATGAGTGTACGATATAATCCAGGTATTGTAACAGAGGGTTTAATTCTTAATTTGGATGCTGCTGATCAAACAAGTTATCCAGGAACTGGAACGACTTGGACTGATTTAAGTTCTGAAGGAAATAATGGTACTCTAGAAGCCTCAACAATGGGTACAGTTAGTGCTAGTTTACAGACTATAGCTTTTAAAGGAGATAGTACTGTCAACGATGTTACTGAGCATGTTGTCTTACCTGTTGCTGACCTTAAAGATTATAGTCAAGGTTCTCTAGAATTTGTATATAAGATTTACAGTGATGGGTATGTATCTCCAGGTCTTTTAACTTTTGGCGATTCAAGTCCTAATAATTGGTTAATGTTTCAATCGAATAATGATGATTTGGTAATAAAAGTTACGAGTGGTGGTTCTGTTACAATAAACCTTATAACTGCAGATACTGCACCAGCAATAGAAAGGGGTAAATTTTTTCATGTTGTATTTACTTCTGATGCTAGTACTAATAAAGTTTATGTTAATGGAGTTGGCCCTCAAAGTATTACTGTTTTAACAGGATCAAATAATGGAACTTGGTTTAGTGCAGCTCCAAGCCCTTCTCGTGCAGAAATAGGTCATTTAATAAGATCCTATACTAGCCATCCCATGGAAGGTGAAATACCGATTTGTCGTATTTATGATAGAGCATTATCAGATACAGAAGTACGTCAAAACTTTAACGCACAACGTACAAGATTCGGGATGTAGATATGGGAGCTAGTGGAGGACCAAGAATTGTAAAAGATAGATTAAAATTACTAATTGATCCAAAAGATGATGCGTGTAATGGTGGTAAGTCCATTATGACAGATTTAGCGGGTGCTAATGATGGAACATTATATAGTGGAATGTCAATAAAATTTGATGGTGTTAATGATACTATAGAATATGCAAGTGATACTAATCTAGATATGGCTATAGGTGATTCTTATAGTATTACTTTTTGGGTAAATAAACGAGGATCTAATAGTGGAAATTATGCACAAATTTTGGATAACTTTTGTTCAATAAGAAATTGGGCAGTTGGTAATTGGGTTAATACAGACCAATTATTTTTTGAGTGGAGAAGAGCAGATAATGCAGCTTGGACTGCAACACAACTTAGTCTAAATCTTGTTCAAAATGAATGGAATTTTGTTGCCATAACTGTAACTTCAGGTGGTTCCGGTGGAACTAAAACAATAGTTACTCGTTTATATAACTCAAATGGAACTCCATCTACTACTACAAAAACAACTACAGATGACTGGTCAGATTCTGGTACAGGAAATTTTGAAATTGGACGATCTCAAAGTAATGGTACATATTTTAATGGTGAACTTAGTGATGTAAGAGTTTATAAAAAAGTTTTAAGTGCTGATGAAATAGATATAATATATAATAGACCAACTACAGTATTACCAGGTACAGTATCAGGTTCACACTTAGTAGGTTGGTGGCCAATGATAGAAGGAACAGGAACAACTGTTCTTGACAATTCTTCAAATAGTTTTAATGGTACATTATACAATGGTGCAATGTGGGTAAGTCAATCTGCAAGTATTCCACAAACTGCAACAGGATTTGAGTATTCATCCTCATTGGTATCAAATACGAATGAAGGATGGTTTGATTTTGATGGAAAAACATACATTTCTACTGCAGCAAATTTGTCAGATTTAACTAATACAACTGCAATATCAATATCTCTTTGGGCAAAAAATAATAATGCAGCTATTAGTTCTGATGAAACTATGATGGCTAGATATGAAGGTGATACAGATAAACGTGTTTGGTATCTTAGACTTAATACTGATGAAGATTTTTATACTGCATTTGCAAGTGATGCAGGAGCAGGTCAATATGACACAAGTGGTCCTGTAAGTAATGTAAATGAATGGCATATGTATACTACTACGTTTAATGCCGGTGATGTTTTATTATATGTTGATGGTGTAGTAGTTTCGAGTACTCAATCAGGTACAGATATTAGTAGTCTTGAAACATCACATACTGAAGAAGTAACAATAGGTGGATTATCATCAGCAGGATCTTGGCAAGGACAAATAGGAACTGCAATGATACATACAAAAGTATTATCTGCAAAAGAAATATTACAAAACTACAACGCAATGAAAAGTAGGTTTACGTAAAAAAGTTAATACTTATATAAAAGAGGTTTTATGAAATACGCATTCTGTATTCCAATATACAATACAATAAGTGGTCATTTATTACCACAATTTTTAAATCTACAAGAGTGGTGTCCACAATTAGACGGTAAGATATACACAGTAGTAGGTAGAACACACGCAGACGCAAGAAATTGGTTGTGTACTGATGGTGGTGGATTTAGTAATCCTAATAAACTAATTGATAAGGTAGATTACTTAGTTTGGATAGATGCTGATCAAAAATTTGATTATACACAATTAAATACACTATTAAAACATGATTCACCATTTTGTGCAGGTTGGTATGTAAAAGATTTAAGTGGAACTGCTATGATAGCAGATTGGGATGAAGAAGATTTTAAAAAACAAGGATTTATGAACTTTTGGCACCCAAGTGAGATTCAAAAACAGAAAAATCCATTTGAAGTAGATTATTGTGGGTTTGGTTTCACTAAAGTATCTACAAATATACTAAAAAAGATGGAATATCCGTATTTTAGACAAAGAGTGGTGAAAATTGGTAAATATCAAGAGAATGTATCAGAAGATGCGACATTTTGTCTTGATGTAAAAGATAAATTGGGTATAAGACCGACAATATTACCACAATTAAGAGTTAAACATTTAAAGGAATTAATTATTTGATTATATTTATGTATAAGGAGATTTGAATGGCTTTTAGAGTAGTAAAACAATTATTTCCGTCACCAAGTTCAAGTGTAAGTGGTGGAATAACATTTAGAGACCCATTTTGGGCTCAAAGAGAAATTTATGTCGGAAGATTAAGTGGTAGTGATGAACAAGTATGGGAATTTAGTGGTAGTGGTGCTGAATCAAACGCTAATGCTAAAGCTGCACAATTAAGTGGTTCAGATTCATCAAATCGTTTATATAAGGTTATTGAAGTATAAAAAAAAATTGAATTTAAAATAATTACGTAATATTTATTATAACAAAAATCTATTAAATAGGAGAAAATAGTTATGGCTAAAAATGAAGAAAAAAGTAGTGGAATGAAGTTTACAGACGAAGAACTTGAATCATTACAATCTTTACAAGACAATTATCAGGAGAAACAAGCTATACTTGGTCAGTTAGCAGTACAACGAATTCTAATGAGTCAACAAATGGAAGCATTAGAAGCTAGACAAGCTGAAGTAGAAGGTGAATATGAAGCAGCTCAACAAAATGAACGTGATTTAGTTCAAAAGTTGAATGAAAAATATGGTCCTGGTCAATTAGATCCTCAAACAGGAGTATTTACACCTGCTGAAGCACCAGCTGAAGCTCCAGTTGTTTCAAACAATTAATAGTTTTATTTAAAAAACTTCTCTAAATACACTATTTTGGAGAAGTTATGTTATACTTATAATAGAATAATTATATTTAAATTATTCAAAGCTTTGATATAATATTAAATAACTAAATTTGGGAGAAATAAAATGGCAGAAAGAATTGTTTCACCCGGTGTATTTACTCGTGAAAGAGACTTATCGTTTCTTCCACAGGCAATAGGTGAAATCGGTGCGGCGATAATTGGTCCAACAAAGAAAGGACCAGCGTTTACACCAACACAAATAACTTCTTTTCAAGAATTTGAAGAGATGTTTGGTGGTATGGATAATCGATTTTATACACCTTACACCGTAGAACAATATTTAAGAAGTGCAGGAGTTGTAACAGTTGTAAGAGTTCTTGGAATCGGTGGTTATAAGGCAGATTCATTTGAACTTTATGTATATTCAGGATCAGCTGCAGATGCCGGTCATATGGCAACTCAATCACTTGCAATAATTGCACCATCACTTGGTTCAAGTGGTACAGGTGATTTAACGGCGACAAGTGTTACTGATGGTGGTTCTTGGAATTCATTTACATTGACAGTATCAGGTAGTAATGTTTCAGCAGAAACTTATACACTTTCATTTAATACAAGTAGTGCTAATTTTATAACAGAAGTAATAAGTCCAGATCCACAGTCTACAAAAAGTGGAGCATCAGATTCTTCTGTATATGTGTATAAAGTTTTTAAAGAACATTGTCATAATTTAGATAACCACGGTGATGCTACATATACATCTATATCAGCCTCTGGTGCGTTATCAGCTGATGGACTTGATTTTCAAGGAGGTTCAACTGGACATTCTAATGGAGATTCAACTGACAGTAGTTGGACTGGAAATACAGATTATCAATTCGCAAGGACACCATACATTCAAGCACAGGATCCTTGGACTAGTCTTTTTAGAGTATATAGTAGGTCTCACGGAACTGATATAAATACTTCATATAAAATTAATATATTAAATATTAAACAGGCAGCAGATGTTCCAGGTTCTGAGTATGGTACTTGGTCATTACAAGTAAGAGTTCATAATCCTGATGGAAGTGATGATGATAATGTACTTGAACAATATGATAGCTTGACATTTGATCCAGCTTCACCTAATTACTTTGCAAAAAGAATTGGTGATAGATGGGTTGAAATAGATTCAAATGGTAAATTGACTTATTATGGTAGTTATCCTAACTTGAGTAGACTTATAAGAGTTGGTGACTTTAAGAATATTGAAGAAGATGGTGTTTTTAAGGTAGCAAAAACAGTAGTACCGATGGGTCATAAAGCGTTAAAGTGTCCATTTCCTTCTACTAGTGCAAGTTTTTGTCCAACAGCTTCATTTAAATATACACAAACAGATAACAATGGTGTATTTGATGCAAATGTATTTCACGGTATTAATTTATTAGATAAATTTGTAAAAGATGATAATATACAGTATTTATCACCAATAGCAAATGCAGCATATGATGGAAGTAATGTAACTATGTCTCTTGAAAATATGTTCGGAAATGATGATTTTGATACTTCATTATCTTCAACATATTCTAAAGCAACTAACCCATTATCATTAAGTGGTTCAGCAACTCAACAGTTGAAGTTTGTTGTACCATTTCAATGGGGATTTGACGGAAGAAACCCAGGAATAGGATACAAAACTGGACCAAATATTGTAGCATCAAATACTCAGGGATTTGATTGTCAAAATTCTACAGCGAGTGGTTCAGTAGCTTACAAACGAGCAATTAATGCAATTAGTAATGCAGATGAATTTGATATTAACTTATTAGTAACACCTGGTGTGATTCACGGATTACATTCTACAGTTACTAATCATGCTATATCTAAAGTTGAATCTCGTGCTGATACATTTTATATAATGGATGCAGCAGGGTTTAGTGACAGTATTAGTACTGTTAAGTCAACAATAAAAGCATTAGATACTAATTATGCAGCTGTTTATTATCCATGGGTTAAGATAGCTGATCGTGATACAAGTAGACCTGTTTGGGTTCCACCTTCAGTAGTATTACCAGGTGTGATATCTTATACTGATAGAGTAGCTCACGAATGGTTCGCACCAGCTGGTCTGAATCGTGGTGGTTTAACTACAGTATTAGAAGCTAAAACGAGATTAACTCATAGTGAACGTGATGATTTATATGAAAATAAAATCAATCCGATAGCTTCATTCCCAGGTCAAGGTGTAGTAGTATTTGGACAGAAAACTCTACAAGGAAAACCAAGTGCATTAGATAGAATCAATGTTCGTAGATTGTTGATTGGATTGAGAAAATTCATCGCAAGTACATCTAGATATTTGGTATTTGAACAAAATAGTCAAGCATTGAGAAATCGTTTCTTGAATATTGTGAATCCATATTTAGAACAAGTTCAATCAAATAGTGGATTGAGTGCGTTTAGAGTAGTAATGGATGATTCTAATAATACACCTGATGTAGTAGATAGAAATCAATTGGTAGGACAAATCTTTATTCAACCTACGAGAACTGCAGAGTTTATCGTACTTGATTTCGTTGTTCAACCTACAGGAGCTACATTTCCTGAGTAAGTTTGACTTATAAAACAAAATAATGTATAATGAAAAGCCCCTTTTTTTATAAGGGGTTTTTCTTTTATAGTAAAATTATAAAAAATTTGTTTAATTGATATTTATTTATGAGTAGAAATAAAATACTTTTAGGAGAATAAAGAATGGCTACATTAGATCCTTCACAAATTATGTTCACACCATTTGAACCGAAGACTAAAAATCGGTTTATTATGTATATTGAAGGTGTTCCAGCTTACATGATTAAGGCGGCAAATAGACCAAGTATACAATTTGAAGAAATTGTTTTAGATCACATTAACGTAAAAAGATATATAAAAGGTAAGGGAGCGTGGCAACCAATTACTGTTACTCTTTATGATCCAGTTGTTCCGTCAGCAGCTCAATCAGTTATGGAATGGATTCGTTTAGCACATGAATCAGTAACAGGTCGTGACGGTTATTCAGATTTTTATAAAAAAGATGTTACTTTTAATATGTTAGGTCCAGTTGGTGATATAGTAGAAGAATGGATTTTAAAAGGTACATATATTGAAGCTGCTAATTTTGGTGATTTAGATTATGCATCAACTGATCCAGCTGAAATAGAACTAACATTAAAATACGATTACGCAATATTACAATTCTAAGAGGAATTATAAATGGATTTTTTTAAAAAAATGCTATCAGATGTTGACGGTCAAACATCAAGTAAACGGTTTATATCTTTCTTATCATTTTTAGTAATGGTTGGAAGTTGGGTAGGAAGTCAATTCTTCGGTAAACCAGTTGAAGAAAATGTACTACAAGCTTTTATGTATATTGTAGTAGTTGGACTTGGTGTTACAGCAGCTGAAAAATTTAGTAAAAAGTAAATTAGTTACAAATATTATTAGGTTATTAATTTTTAATCACAAAGGAGTCAGTTATGGCTGATTATAAGTTTCCTACTGAGATGGTAGATTTACCATCGAAAGGATACTTCTATGTAGATGGTCATCCACTATCAAGTGGTAAAGTAGAAGTAAAATATATGACCGCAAAAGAAGAAGATATTCTTACATCTCAAAATCTAATTCAACAAGGTTTAGTTATTGATAAATTACTGGAATCTTTGATTGTAGATAAGTCAGTTAAATTAGATGATATGTTGATTGGAGATAAGAATGCTATTATGGTTGCCGCTCGTATTCTTGGTTATGGTAAAGATTATGAATTTACTTATGATGGAGTAGAACAAACTGTAGATTTATCTATACTTGAACCTGAAAAAATGGATTTTAGTAAGTTTACTAAAGGTCAAAATTTATTTAATTTTAAATTACCAAACTCTGAAAGAGAAATTACATTTAAATTATTAACAGGTGGTGATGAAAAAAATATAGCTGCTGAAGTAAAAGCTAAAGAAAAAGTATCTAAAGAACAAAGTTTTGAACTTACTACTCGTTTAAAAAATATGATAATATCAGTTGACGGTAAATCAGATAAAGCCTATATTAATAATTTTGTAGATAATGAGTTTTTATCAATAGATTCATTAGCATTTAGAGAATATTTAACATCAATCACACCAGATGTGGATATGACTACAAAAGTTGTTGATTCAACTGGAAAGGAGTCAGAGGTGACAATTCCAGTCACCCTACGATTTTTTTGGCCTTCCACCGGAGTATAAACTTCAAATACACGAAGAAGTCTTTCAATTAATATTACATTCTAAAGGTGGTTTCACTTTTAGTGATGCATATAACTTACCAATATATCTTCGTACTTATTATCTAAAAAGATTACAGACTTTCTATAAGAAAGAAGCTGATGCATTACAGAAAGAAATGAACAAACATAAAAGTTCATTTAAAAAGTAATTTTCTATATATTTGATATTTATTATTGAGTTACAACACTTAATTATTCGGAGACTTAAATGCCTAAGTATAAAAAAATAAATGAAGCTTTGATAGGTGATTTTCTAAATGCAATATTTAGAAAAATAGGTAGTGGTGTAAGTTCACGAGCAATAGACAAACTTTCAAAAAAAGACCCTAAGTTTGCCAAAATACAACAAGATTTAGAAAAAGCTAGAGATAGTTTAGATAAACACATCAAAAAGAAAGCAGTTAAAGCTAAATTATCTAAGGATGATTTGAAAACTATACGTAGAGGTGAATTACCTGATTGGTTATAAAAGATAACTAAGGAAACAAAATGGCAAGAGATCCTAAGACTGGTAAATTTCGTACTCAAAATTTTATAGATGCTAAAGATGCTTCAAAAGAGTTAGCAAGTACTATAAAAGAAATGGGACCGATACTTGCTGGTATGACGGGAGCATATAAAGACCAAGCAAAAAACATTGGTCAAATTAAACTTGAAGCTGAAAAGATTGCATATCTAAAAAAAGATGAAGTTGAAGCTATGAATGAAGTTGCAGCTAAACAAGCAGAACAACTTGCTGCAATGAATGAAATAGCTCCAGGTTTTGTTAGTATGTCAGTTAATGCAGGTAGAACAGCAAGTGCAATTGATACTCTGCTTGGTGGTATGGGTGGTCTTATAGTTGCAGGTGCAGCAGCAGTCAAAGCATTTTTGTCAATACAAGAAGCAATTACTAATACTCGTAAAGAATTAGGTGTTTCAGC